GCTCCAGTTTTTTCTTGGATATGGTAACTGTTTTTGTCCATCCATTTTTTCTCCTTCAGGAGGAGTGTAGTCATGTTTAACAACCATTACTGCATATTTTTCATCAGCATATTGCATGATTTCAGCTGGATCAAGCATCCATACAATGTCGCAATCACAAAATATTGCCCAACCATCATAGTTCATTAGTGCTGGTACAAGGAAGCGTGTAAATGTAAAGGCTGTTGAACTTAGCGGATCTTTTTCACGCCAATACAGTTCAGCCTCTTTGAGTTCTTCTTGTTTTAACGCAATCACTTCTGTTTTTTTATTTTTACGTTTAATGGAATACTCACATACCTTGTATGCAATGTCTTCGCGGTCATCGTATCCTACAAATACTTTCATTTTCTTTCTATGTCCTCTTCAACACAGTTTTCACCAAACTGAATTTCAATAACTTTCAAAGGTGTGTTACTTTTATTAACCAATTGATGCCATTCTTCTTTACCAATATAGATTTGCATATTTGTCATTACAAAGTTTTTCATCACAGTATTGTCGTCTGCATCTAGAGTGTTAACTGTTGCAGTACCCTCAGTTACAAACCAATGCTCAAATCTATGTTTATGTCTCTGCATTGATAAACTCTTACCAGGGTCAACTGTAAGTTCTTTTACCTTTACACAAGGGCCGTCTTCATGTAGCACACGATAATATCCCCAAGGTCTAGTAGTTTTTGGGCTTTTCCATTCTTCAAGTATCCAACTGCTTGAGTTCTTTTTGTCTTCACCACCAACGCCAAAAACAAATTCAACATCATCAAAAATCATTTCTGGTATGTTGTCTTTTGTTCTATCGCCGCCGTTGGCAAAGATTAATTCATCATCTGGATAAACTTCTTTGACACGTTTGATAGCGTCAATGGCTGACCCATCGCTGTCATCAAAAGAAAATACAACGTCTACCATTTTTAAATTTTCAATAATAGCAGAGCGCTCAGACCACGGCATAAACTCGTGTCCTTTCTTTCGACGTAGCCATTCGTCAGAGTTTAAGCCCACTGCAAGAGCATGGCCTAAATTTTTAGCTTCTTTGAGTAGGGCAATGTGCCCAGAGTGTATGGGGTCAAATCCCCCGGTGCAAATCACTATTTTCATAGTGATATTTATGTGCGTATATTTTCCAAGTATTAAAGACTGGCGTCTTCCATACCAGCAGTACGCAGTTTGATCACGTTACTTAACTGCCATTGTTTAATATCCAATGCTTTGGTAATGCCCAGCCACTTGTTGCGTAGTAGGGCAAACTCATTGATGATTTTTTCAAAATCAACCACATCGCTCTCACCATCCACGTATTTTTCAACATCGCGGCTGGTAAGAGCTCTCTGGTAATTTTCCAAGTACTTACGAAAGTGTTGACTACGAAGACGTCGTAGTTCAATGTTCAAGTATTCAAGAATAGCTTCAATTTCTTGAAGTTGATTAAATCTATGTTCCACAACGCCAGGCATATTGGCAGCTGCCTTTTCAATATTTCCCGTTATACGCACATCACTTTTTGCTGCCTGTAGTTCGGTTTCATAATATAGCACAGCGTCAGGAATATGACTTATATCCTTACTAATCTTGTTATACCACATTAATCTTCTTCTTCTTCTTCGTCGTTGTCCAAATCTTCGTATTCTTCAACAATTTCTTCTTCGTCATTTTCAAGGTAGTATTCGATAGCATGATCCAGATCTGCATCCACACCACGGGCACCTTGTAATACCTTGTCCTTGACTCCATAGTCCGCAAGTAGATCAACATATTTTTCCGCAATAGCGGCTACTTCTTTTTTGTCAATGTACTCTTTAAACAATAACCAAACATCTCCAATCTGATTGTCATTCATTTACCTCTATCTCCTCTTCAATGATAATTTTAGGTTTAATGTGATAATTTTGCATTATCATATCTAATTTATCATCTTTCCATTCTTTTCGGTAGAATAAGAACTCTTCTCCGGTGGTTGGCTCAATGTACTTCAATCTGTTGCCTTGTTGCACTAGAAGTTTTTTATCTTCAAATAAATCAACAAGTCCACTGTAAGCGTTCATGCCGGTCTCATATGGAATTTCAATTTGCAAAGTTTCAAAAGGCTTTGCATAACGAGTTTTCATAATCTTACAAGCGGCTCTAATGCCATGTACTTCACTGGTCTTAACACCGTTCTCATCAGTCTTAAGTTTGAGTTTTTTCATGGCAACAACAATGCTAGACGCATACACAAATCCTTGTCCACCACTAATTTTGTCATCAGGATCAAACATGTCCTGACTTGCGTATGTGTGATTAGTACATACCATACCAACATTCCATGAGCCAAACATGTTCACACAGTTACGAACCAATGCTGTAAGTGCTTTGGGTTTACGACCCATGTCACCCTTCATGTCACCAGCTTGGAACTGGTTAATGTCAGTGGGGGTCAGCAACATGCCAAGACTGTCTATGACAAATAGGACTTTGGGACGTTCTTCCATTACTTTGTACTCTTTCATGAATTCGTGGATAGTTTTAGCCACATCATCAATCATAGCCATGTTCAGCTTGAGTAATTTATCTTCGCTAGTGTCTACACCTAAATCGTGTAACCATTTTTCATCAAGAGCGTTTTCGCTATCAATTAAGATAACGTAGATGCCAGATTGTTGTGCGTTGCGAACTAGATTGCCTGAACAAATAAAACTTTTGCCAGCGCCACTTTCGCCTGCAAACACAGTGACCTTGCCCAGTGGAACACCTCTGTTAAAGTCACCACTGATCAAATAATTTAATGCGTAATTGCCTGTACTGATCCAATCTGTAGGATCATTGAAGCCTACTCCAAGACCTTCAATACTTTTTGTTAATGTTTTTCGAAATTTAGATAAGTCAAAGGCTTTTGTAGCCATAGTTGTTCTCCTTGTGTTGTGGTTAGTAAGGGGGACTGCGCCCCCTTATTTTTATTGCTTTTGACGATTGCGGATCATTGCAAGGATATCTTGCGCACGATCACCGCCACTAGCCACAGCTTCGGTAGCAGGTTTAACTGCCGCTTTAGGAGTATCAACATCAAACGGTGGATCTTCTTCCACTACTGCTGGAGTTGCTTTTGCAACCTTTGTTGCTTGTGCCACTGGATCACCAGTATTTTGATTAGCACCGCTGGGTTTAAAATACTGACCCCAACGTTCCATATCAAATGCTTCACCATCAACACTTGCCTCAAACATTTCTTTGATGACCTTAACTTCGATCTCGCTTGGCTTCTTGGGCAAGAAGTCTTTAAGATTGAACAAGCCATGTGCCTTAACTGCCGCTGACTCATCATCAGTTAGAGGACGTTCACGACGGCTCCATTTGCTTGTGCTGTAATCAGCATAGCCACCCTTGCTGGTTTTGATCAGTTTAAAATCAACACCATGTACAAAGTCAGTTGGCAAGTCTTCCATTTCTGGATCCAACAATGCGCCACGGATCAATTGAAAAATCTGTGGACCAATAATGAATCTACGAATTGGATTTTCTGGTTTGTTTTCTTCTTTCAAACCGTCTTCTGTCACAAATCCTTGGAAAATGTAACTACGCTTTTTCCAATATTTACGACCCATGTCTTCCAACGCTGGGTCCTTGAACCAAGCACGTACTTCACTCAAAACAGGACATGTCTCACCATACATTTCCATGCAGGGTACTTGTACCATTGTTTTTTTGCTTTCTGTTTCACCTTTAATACCTGCGAACTCGAGCTTGATCATTGCTCGTTCTGCCCAGAAAAAAGTGTTGTCGGAATTTCCATCTGGAAGGAAGCGTACTGCGGATTCGTTACCTTCTTTTAAGTTCCAAAATGGATATATTGAATTGTCACCGCCTGTTCTCTCACCAGTACCACGTGACTCTTGTTCTTTAAGTTTTGCTCTAATTTCAGCCAAAGATGCCATAATATTTCTCCTTTAATATGCCTTTGTTTGCCTATGTTTTGTTTGTGCCACTACACAAACAAAAAGTGCATACATGTTATTGTACGCACTTTTATTTATATTCGCAAGTGAAATCTTGCTTAATATTGAAGTAATTCTACCAATTATGTTCCAGAGTCTTTCAATCCGGCAATTCTACGCATGGCGTTAAGTTCTTTCATTATGCTTGCGTTTCTGCTTTCAGCCGCAGGTGTATCTGATATTTGTCCACCACCAGGAACAGCTTTGCCTGGTAATGGTTTTGCAGGAGCTGGTTTTGGTGTTGCGGCTTGTTTTGGTGCCATTTGCACAGCATACTTTTTGCCCTTCCACATAAAGTCCTTAGCACCAGCTTTGCGTGCCGCGCCAAATGCTTGACCAAAAGGCATTGTATCATAATTTGGTGCTGCCGCTGGAGCGGGAGTTGCCGCACTACCGGCCGGCTTATTTGCTATGTTGACCCCATTAGCATCTCGTGGTACATTTGTGGGCGCGGCAACTGGTGCCGCTGCCGGCGCTTCAGGAGCTGTTACTGCTGGTGCTGCCGGAACTTCAGGTGCTGCCGGTACTTCAGGAGCTGCCGGTACTTCAGGAGCTGCCGGTATTTCAGGAGCTGCCGGAGCCGCAACCGCTGGTTGTGTGCCTGCTTGTACAGGAGCTCCACTACCATCAACTACTGCACTACCGTCGCCTGCTTTTAATGTTCCAGGAACAGTTGCAGCCGCTGTTTTTGCTTTGTTTGCCTGCATCCTTGCTTGTTGTTGCGCCATCATCTCTTGTGGTGTAGGCATTGCTTTTTGCATGTTAGCCAGCATTTGTTCACTGCTTGAATTTGGATTTGGTAACCCAGCTTTGGCAACTAACTGTTGGGCCTTTGTTGGAGCAGCCGGTGCCACTGGAGCAACCGCGGGTGCCGGAGCAGCCGCTTCAATGATGTCTATATATTTTCTTAGTAATGAATCCATAACGCTTCCTTTATCTTAGACCAGCAATTTTTAACATTGCTGTTAGTTCTTCACTCTCGGGTAATGCTTGCTCTTTACGCTGTGCTACTCGAGCTTTGATATTTTCAGTTGCATTACGATTGTTCATTCCTGCGCCCGACAATTCAAGCATACGTGCTTGTTCGTGTTGTGCTTGAACATGGCCTTTGTATTTTTCCATTACGCTGTGACAAGCACGTTCGACCATACCATCAAACTTTTCTGCTCGCATTGTGTCTGGTTCAATGTTGTACTTTTCTTTAAGTTCTTTACACATCTTAGTAACGAACCCTTCTTCACCAATGGTCATGGTACCTTCATTGGCATTGAAAAAGCCACTTACACGTTCTTCAATTTCATCAAATAATTTTTCTGCTGTGCTACCATGACGCTTTTGTTTCCTATGCATCATGTCTTCATCTGGATTTTCAGCAACTGGAGCAGCCGCTGGCGGAGCCTCAGCTGGCACTGCTTCTGGAGGTGCTTCTGCTGGAACTGCTTCTGGAGGTGCCTCTGCCGCTGGAGCTTCAGCTGGCGCACCTTCTGGTGGAGCCTCAGCTGGTGGTACATCTTTATCAAATCCCAATTTGCCTGCAAAGTCTGTTTGATTTTCAGAGTCATGTGCTTTTAAAAATTCACTAATGATTGGTCTAGCATCCATTTCATCTAAGCCCAAATCAGCCAATGCTTCAAATGCTTTGCCTAATTTATCATTGTCAACTATGTCTTTTAAACTGTCTCTTACGTTGCTGGCATTGGTTCCCAATGGCAAGTCTTGATTAAACAAGTCCTTTAATGACTGCATGGCTTGACTACTACGGTCTTCGTCGCCACTAAACAAATCATCTTCTTCACGTACTATTTGTTCAATAGCTGATTCAAATTGATCTTCTGGGGATTCAAATGTTGATTTTGGTCGTTGAACTTCTTGAGCAGCCGAATTGATTGCGCCCCATAGGCCGCCCATTGACCCAGCCATGCCGTTGTTAGGACCTTGAACTCCTAGCTGTTTGGCAACTTGCTCAACAGTCATGCCTTTAGCTAACAATTCTTTGGCTTTACGATTTACTTCAACCCATTCGCCAGAAACACGTTCAGCTAAAATATCATCAGCTTCAATATCCTTTACAGGAATATCACTCTCATCAACTAGACTGTAAATGTATGGAAATACTGCCTTTAGTTCTTCATTGAAACTACGCACAGTTAATCTATCTACCCAGTCATTTAAAATTTCTTCTGGTACAACTCTTGACGGACGACTTGTAAAACTTTCTTTAAACAAAGCATAGTTTTTTGGACTTTGTAGTGTGTGAACTTCTTTTTTAAGTTGTTCAATACGTTCAATAACTTTACTGTGTATTGTCCCCATAGCTTCTGAAATAACTTCACTACGCTCAACATAGTTTTTAAAGAAACGTAATTTTGCAAGTTCTTCACTTAGGCTTACAACGTGCTTGCCAATATCATCATAAGGTGTTCCGCCATGTGACACATGTTGTGCCAAGGCGCGAGCTCCGTTCAAATGTTTTACAGGATAAGCATAACGTTCACCAACAGCATTTTCAATAAAGATTCTTTCAATGTGTTGTGTCCTACCGTTAGGTGCATTATAGTTTACTGGTTGGCTGTGTCTAACAATAATTTTAGCTTCGCCAATTTCTTGGTAACTAGTTCTACTAGTTCCAGATAGTCTAGATTCGTTCATGTTTCCTTCTCCGATAGGATCTCTCTTATCTAAGTTACTTTGCGATGGGTTTTGTAATTTAAAGTCCAATGAGTGAGATTGCGCAAAATCACCTAACTCATCTAAAAAGTCAACCCAAGAACTGTCTCTTGGATTTTTGTTCCATAATACTAGCAGTGCTGGTTTTTGATCTGCATCTGATAAACTAATTGACACATTGGTTAATTTCTCACCATTGCGTCTGTTAGTAAAGTCAAAGCTGATTTTTCTAGCATCACCGTCACGATGTTCCTTCCCATCAATAGGCTTACCGTCAACAGTTTCCTTTTTCATACTAGGAAATCTAGTGGACATTTGTTGCACTAAATCTTGGGCAATTCTTTCAAAATTCGCATTCATAGTAAT